GCAAGATTGGGGACATACCTGTTAGCCAGGGAATACTTAGAGTGTATAGTTTAATAGGATAGAATCCTAATTTTAGATTAGGGGATGAGAGTTCAAGTCTCTCTGCACTCACTATGGATAAGAGCGATGCCTAAAAAAGTAGCTCAAACAAGTAAACGTTTATAATATGAGTAATTTAGATTTAGGATTCCTTTCGGACCTAAGTGTAACTCCAGCAGAGGAGTTCGTGAAAACCAAAAAAGGGACAGCTTCAACTTCAGCTATTCCTATTGATGGAGATTTCAGAATGCATCGTAATGGGACTATCAGCTATGCCCCTGATTTCAAAGAAAAAGTAGGAGATAAATGGTTAGATTTTGTATTCAGTAAAGACTGGTTACAATATCCTGCTGATAAGCCTTCAATTGCTTTTATTAATATTAACCATGAAGAGAAACCAGCTAAGGCTGATGTTAAGAAAGAAGGTTCTTCTGTTTACGTTAAAGAGAGATTCTTGGAATTAGCATCAGAATTATGGGGAATTAATTGGGAGATGCGTAGTTTTATCGACTTTAAAGTTGAAGAGCAAGAAGTTAAAATCCCTATTGCATTATTACCTAAAGTTGTACAACGTGGAGCTGATAAAGGTAATGCAGACTATGTAAAACGTGAAAATTGTGTTTTAATGCCTATTACCCCTTCTTTAACCGAAGAGGATTATGCTGACATGGCACAAGGTTCACAAGACTTAGACCCTTCTGATGATATGCCTCAAGAAGAAGTGGTGGATAATGGCGAAGAAACCGGTGATGAAGTTGTAGCGGAGGAAAATCCATTTCCAGAAGCTGAGGTATAATGAAACTTCGTATCTTCACAAGAAGTGGTGGCGAGCTTAAAGATTACTTTAAGTTCGTTACTACTAACTTCCAAGCTTTTTTAGACTGGATACCTTTAAATGAGTATGTAGCACATGATTTAGAAACTACATATACAGATAGGTTATTCGATAGAAAAATGCTTACTGCTGCGTTTTCTTATAATAACGTAACGTGGGTATTATTTATTGAAGAACTTACACCTGAGGAGATGAATAAGCTTATTGAAGTAATGAAGATAGGTAAATTTATTGTTCAAGGAGTTAAGTTCGAGATTAAAGAGTGGAAGAAGTATGGCGTACAATTAGAAAGATTCTATGATACTTTACTTGCAGAAAAACTAATCCAAATGGGGTTAGAGTTTGCTAAAAATGATTTAGAAAGTATTTTAAAGAAGTATATCGGGATAGAAATAAGTAAAGACTTACAAACATCTTTTGTAAGTAACGCTGAAATTACAGATGCTCAACTAAAGTATGCTGTTATTGATGTGATACATTTACATAAGGTAAAAGCTTTGCAAGAAGAATTTATGGCTAACCATGATAGAGAGCTTAGAAAATCTTTTAAAATTAAGAAGAATCGAGGATTAAGAAAAACTCATTTCTGGAATCAACAATTCATTAAGGTTATTGCTGACATGGAGTATAAAGGAGTATTGTTAGATGTTCCTGCTTGGAAAAAACTTTATGATAAAGCTTTGCCTTTAGTAGCTAAAGCTGAAAAAGAACTTAATTCAATAGTTTATAGAGATTTCTATAATAGAGCGGTAGCTGAAGGTTATATTTATGACAAAGATACATTCCATCCTAAATTATTTACTTCATCAGCAAGAAAAGCTAAACTGTTACAGATACTATACCCAGATATAGAAAAAACAGCAGAACTTGAGCTTAAGAAGTATTTAATGAAGAATGACCCGGATTGGCCTGAAGGTTTAAAGCCTACAAGTAAAAACATGGGTAAATATCTTATGTTCTTAAATAAAACAGACCCCACTTATGTTCCGTTAAAGTTATTATTACTAAGGCGAATTGAAGACGTTAAGAAAGTATTCCTAGCTAATTTTAGAGATAAGTTAATAGAATTAGAACTTCTAATACCTAAAGATACTGTTTCTATTAAGTGGTCTTCCCCTGTTCAACGTATGGACATATTCCATTGGATAGCTCCTGAATTGGAGTCTACTCAAAAAGAGTATTTAGAGGAAGTTGCCTATAAGCATGATTTAATCGCTTATTATTTAGAATATTATCAGAAGTATATTGGTATGGTAACTAAATTTGGTATGAACTACTTAGAACATATTGAAGAAGATGGTAGAGTTAGAACTAATATTAACCCTATCATTAATACTGGACGTATGAGTAGCAGTAAGCCAAACTTACTTAATATTATTAATAATGCTGAGTATAGGGCTTGTTTCATTTCTTCTTTTGGAAGTAAATTTGTTATGACAGATTATCAAAGTGAGGAGCTTCTATTAGTCGCAGCTTTTGCTAATGAAAAATTATGGCTTGATGCAATGGAAGCTGGACATGATTTACATAGCATTAATGCATCTAAAATATTAGAAAGTAAATGGAAGATGGCTGAACTTAAAGACTGTAAATTTGCTAAAACAAAAGGTAAATGTTCTTGCCCTGAGCATAAGAAGCTTAGAAGTGACTCTAAACAGCTTTCATTCGGTTCGCTTTATGGTATGTCTAAATTTGGTATGGCATTTAAGCTTAAAGTTAGTGAGAAAGAAGCTGATAATATGCTTAAAGGATTCTTTAAAGCTGTACCTCGTATTGATAAATTCTTAAAAGGTATGTCTAATTTTGCTTTAAATCATTTATATTCTCCTGAACTTGTATTAGGGGCTTGTAGGTTTGTAGATAAGAAGAAGATATACTATGATAAAGGTTCTGTTATGAGAACATCGGCGAACTTTGCTATACAAGGTGCAGGAGCTTCGATACTTAAGATAGCATGTTCTCTAATTTGGAGACATTCCAAGCAAATGGGGCACGATGCTACTGTAGTTATATCTCCGTATGATGAGATAGTATTAGAAGTATCTGATAAATATACAGACTATTGGAAATCAAGACTACAATATTATATGGAATTAGCCGGCAAACTCGCATTAGGTAGCGATTTATTAAAAACAGACCCATGTATTGTCGAAGATTATTGGGTGCATTAAATTTAGAGTATGTATTATATAGCACAAACAAATGAGCGTGGTACTACTTTCTTCTTAGTTGATAGAAGGAAAGTAAGTAGTAAATGGTGGACTGAAACATTAGATACAGCATTCAAAATAACTTCTATAGATTTAGGGAAAGAAATTCTTTCAAAGTTTAAAAATAACAATGCAACTGTTATTTCAGAAGAAAGAGCCAGATTCTTAGAAGAAGTTAATCTAACAGAAGTATAATGGATAGAGATAAATTACAAGAAGATATTACTAATGCTTTCTGTGATATTTCTAATCATAGAGGATTAGCTGTTTTAGCTACTGGTACTGGTAAAGCAAAGATAGCTTTAATGATTATAAAGAAACTTAATCCTAAGAAGATATTATTTCTTACCAATAGTACAATTAATAGAGATGATACATTAAAAGAGGAGTTTATCAAATGGAAAATGAAAACTTTCTTACGTAAGACTGAATTTGCTACTTATCAATTAGCCTATAAATGGAAGAGAAAGGATAAAGACTTATCTAATTATCTTATTATAGCGGATGAGTGTGACTTCGCTTTTACTACAGAATATGGTGCATTTTTCAAAGAATATTCTGATGTAGCTACTCTTGCAATGACTGGATTTATTACAGAAGAGAAATATACTCTTTACAAAGAACTGTTACCAAGATTCGTTAATATTCCTGCTAAAGATATGCAGGAGAACAAAGTCTTAAATAAAGTAAATTTTGTATTTGTTAAATACGCTTTAAGTAAGAGTATAAGTAGAAAAGTAGAGTATTCTAAGTTTGGAAAAAAGTTATCATTTCTTAGCTCTGAAAATTCTGTATATAAACACTTCAAAGAGAAAGAAGATAAGGCTACTGCTTTGTTAATGTCAGCTATATCTAAAGGAAATCAAGAAGATATTATTAAACAAACTAAAATTCTTGAAGAATATATTCCGAGAAATAGAGCAGAATTTCTTTACTCTTTAGAATCTTCTGTCGATTTAACTAAAAAGCTTATAGTTCAGATTGAAGAAGAGAATGATACTAATAAAGTTATTACATTTTCTGAAAGAACTGCTCAAGCTGATAAGTTATCACAATGGGTATATCATGGTAAAATCCATAAAGATGTTGCTGAAGAGAACTTTGCTCAGTTTAATAAGGGTAAAATACGTTCATTAGCAACTTGCTCTAAGATAAATCGGGGTGTAAACGTTGATAAACTTAATTATGCTATTCTTGAAAGCTATACAAGTAGTATTACAGAATTAGTACAAAGAGTTGGAAGACTCATGCGACTCGACCCTGATGAAGTAGGTACTTTATATATACTTGTACCATACTACATTGAAGATGGGGAGGCTTATCCTACACGGGCAGTATCTTGGATTAGAAAGATGTATCATCTTCTGACTAAAGATAATTTTAAAATAATCAATTATTGTGGAACTAATAAAATACACAAATGATATATACTAAAGATGAATTAATAGTATTATTTGAAAACTCTAACGTAATAGTTAAAGTAGAAGGGGGATATGTAGTAAATAGCGTATTCCAGAAAGCTGTTAAAGCTAAAGCTAAGAATAGACATTGTATCAATTATCCCACTAAGTTTGTAGGATTAAGTGATATGTTAATTTATACTAAGGTAATTGAGGAGGCTCATATTCCCTTAATGTATAAAGGTGATATATCCTATTTTGTTAGAACTCAAACTAAGGAGTCTATAAAAACACTTAAAAATATCCTCAACGACCCTGAGATAGATTATACAGTATTTATAAATAAGACTAAGGCTTTTTATGCATCTGCTACTGCTATTCCGGGGTTTGCTAAGTATTTAGTTGAAAACACATGGAAGGTAATATATGATGCAAAAGAAGAATTCTCAAGAGAAGCAAGTAGGAAAGGAATTATTTAAACCAATAATAAAAGAATCTGATAGAGAATTATTTAAACCTGTTGAGAGTACTATTGGAGGTGACCTAACTTATATTAAAAACCCTTTAGATAGATTAGATAAAGTATTTAATTTCTACCGAGAGCAATATATGGTATTAGGTTCAAATACTTCAGTAGGAAAGACAGCATTATTAGACCACTTTATTCTTTCTATAATTAGAGATTACCCTAAGAATATGCATTTTGAAGTGCTATACTATTCTATGGAGCGTAAGAAGAAATTCAAATATGCTAAATGGGTATCTTGGAACATGAAAGATGTTTCTGATATGAGAGTTTCATCAGATACTATTCTTAATAGAAATGGTAAGTTAACTGAAAAACAGCTTACTCATATTAAGAAAGCTCATGGTGCTTGGCTTGATAATGTACTACAATATGTGGATATTAGAGAAGGAAGAAAGACTGTAAAACAAATCGAATATGATATAGAGCGTGTAGCTAAACGATTAGGTACTCACTTTAGTGCTGATGATGCACATATATCTCAAAACGGTAAAATTATAGGAGCTTTAAATCCTAATCAATATATAAATACTAAATATGGTAAGAGATTATTTACACGTTTTGATTTTAAAGGTAAAACATATACTCTTTATCAGAACGATAATATGTATGTAACTCAAAAACCTACAATAGTATTTATAATAATAGACCATATTGGTAAAATACCTATTGAAGGGAATAAGAAAAGCACTCTTGATAGACTTGATGAAGTATTATCAAGTGCAAGAGATAAGTACTCTTTCTCTCCAATAGCTGTATCTCAATTTAATAGAGGAATAGGCTCTACTGATAGACAAAAATTACATAAAGGGGACTTATCCCCTACTCTTGAAGACTTTAAGGATACCGGCAATTTAATAGAATCTGCCGATTTAGTTCTTAGTTTATTTGACCCTGCACGATATAAGTCATGGAATGCAGCAGGAGAGTATGATGGCTACCAGATTAGAGATAATACTATAACTCCATTAGGTCAGCAGAGAGCAAGAGCTCTATTTGTATTGAAGAATTCCTTTGGTATGTCTGATACAAGAACTATGCTTAGATTTACAGGGGAAAGCGCTTATTTTGAAAGTATGCCCCCTTATAATGATACAGCTAAACTTACTCGGATGTATAATGAAATAGCTAAAGGCAAATAATTAATAATTAGAAAATATGGCAGAAGTAAAAAAGTTTGTGATTCCTGCAAAACCGGAACCACCTAAAAGGACAGAACCAAGAAGTATGATAATTTATTCTGCTCCTAAACTTGGAAAAACAGCATTAGCAGCACAACTCCCTAATTCTCTTTTAGTAGAGCATGAAATAGGAGGAGCTGATGCAGTAAGTGCGAGATGTATTGAGATATTTAATCCTAATGATATACTTCCATTATTAGACCAAGTTAGATTAGATACTACTATTGATACTCTTATCATAGATACTGTAACTAAATGGGATGTTTGGTCAGAACTAACTGGCACATTTGCATTTCAAAAGAAACCACAAGGTAAGCGTTGGAATGTAGTAGATGGTAAAAGAATAAACTCTAAACACCCAGCTTTTGAAACTGTACATGCTATGGGAGAAGGTTTTGGTTATAGATATAGTCGAAATGAAATGACCACATGGTTTAATGCAGCTATTAAGACTGGTAAGAGAATTATATTCTTAGCTCATATTAAAGACAAGTTTATTGAGTCTAAATCAGGAGATATAGTAGAAACTATTGATTTAAACCTAACAGGTAAAGTTAAAAGTATTTACTCTTCTAATGTAGATGCAATAGCTCATCTTAAAAGAACAGGCAATAAATCTTATTTAGTATTCGAGAACATGGGTGATACCGTATCAGGTAGCCGGTATCCTTATCTTCAAGGTTCTTTCTTAATAGGAGAATCTGATGAAAAAGGGGTATTAACCACCCACTGGGATAGTATATTTCCAAGTTTAAAGTAATGGGACTACAGGACATTACCGGAAAAGAAATTAAAATAGGACAAGAGGTCTATTTTACTATGTATAAATGGCATAGCCTTATAAAAGGCACAATAGAAGCAATTAGGCCAAGAACTATAGTAATAAAGGGTGAATATGTTTATCCTACTATAATAAGACGTAGTAACGTTATTGACAGAGTAATAATTATTAACAATTAAATATAAATACTTATGTTAGAAATCGGCATTAATGAAGGCCTACGCTTAGGCA